CCCATCTTGTTCGAGACGCTGATCTTTGGTGGACCGTTGGCTGACGAAGGCGAGAGGTATCACACCAAGGCCCAGGCCAAGGCCGGTCACGCCAAGTGGATGGCTCGCGTTGTGAGCGAGACCAATGACCAAGACTGATGGCGTGGTCATCGCCTTCATCGCGGTCTGTATTGTTGTGTTGTGGCAGTTCAACTGACAGGAGGAACCATTGGAATATCAGACAGCCAACTGCGTAGCTGACTTTAACGAGACGGACTTCAAGAAGTTCGCCACGCGCACTGGGGATCGGTGGTCCTTCACCATCCCCACCAACGAGTTGCAGACCATCAATGATCTTCTGCCCGAGCATGTTCTGTCGGTGGAGAAGATCGCCCTGGCCCCTGGTGGGGAAATCATGCTGGGCAAGCTGACGAGGAAGAAGGGAGTTTGACCATGAGTCATGTCTTTAATGGTGCCCCCGATGGGCGGCAGTCGAGCGACGTGAATGAGCCTGTGAGCCGCTTTAGGCCCCGTTACCGGGCGCTTACTGAAAGCGAAAAGACTCTGCACGATGCCATCAAGTCGAAAGCTACTGAGCTTGAGGCGCTGATCGAACAGGTGAAGCCTGGGCGCTATCGCTCCCTTGGCATCACTGCCCTTGAAGAAAGCATTATGTGGACGGTGAAGGAGCTTACTTCCTAATGAACGTGTTTGAGGAACAGGCCAAGTTCATGCTGGCCTGCGGCCAGACGGTCGGCAGGATGAACGAAGAGCAGACTGCGCTCTATGTCGGTCTCATCATGGAAGAGATGACGGAACTCTTCGAGGCTGTCGCAGAGAGAAACAAGGCAGAGATTTTCGACGCACTTCTCGACATCATCGTCGTGTGCATTGGGGCAGGACACTCTGCCGGTCTTCCTATGGAAGAAGGCTGGCGTGAAGTTATCCGGTCTAATATGGCAAAGGTTGATCCTGAGACGGGCTTTGTGAAAAAGCGCGCCGATGGAAAAATCTTGAAGCCCGAAGGATGGACGCCTCCTAGGCTTGCGGCGCTCATCGAAAGCTGATAGGTTAAGCGCACTAAAGGAGAGACCAATGAAACCAGAAACCATCAAGGCGATCATCGCCACCAGGGAACAGGTCGGCAGCCTGGGTAAGTCTGCCATGAACCCTCATGGCCGCTATAAGTATGTGTCCATCGACACCTACTATGAGAAGGTTTCCACGACGGCAGCCAAGAACGGCCTGTCGTGGATTGCCTCCGAGACTGGCTTTGAGGTGATGCCCGAGGTCGGCAAGACCGGCGTCATCAAGGTCACCTACGAGGTGGCGCTGATGCACAGCAGCGGCGACTACACCCCCAGGTTCAGCACGCTGACGATCATCCACCCGATCCAGGGCGCGCAGACCGTGGGTTCTGCCATGTCCTATCTGGATAAGGTCTTCATGCGTCAGTTGTTCTCCGTCGCCACGGGCGAGAAGGACAGCGATGCGGACGAGACGAACCCGGCTGATATCATCAGCATTGGGGTGGACATGGCTAAGAAGGATGCTGCCCCCAAGATCAATACCGATCAGGCCGAGGCGATCTTCATGGAGTTCGTCCCGGTCTGCGAAACCGAGGCGCAGTTGCGTGAGTTCTGGGCCGAGAATGTCCAGGCTCGCAATGTCCTCAAGGAACACAATCCCGAGGCGCTGAAGCGCGTCACCGCCGCTTTCACCAAGCGGAAGGTCGAACTCACCAACAAGGACAACGACAATGGAAACTAAGAAGTATTACGGCGGCGCGCTCTTCATCAACCGCAATAAGACCAACGAGAAGGCTCCTGATCTCAGCGGCGACGTTGAGATCAACATGGAGACGCTGAAGGTGCTGGTCGAGTTGGCGAAGAAGAACGAACCGCTGAAGCTGCGGATGGCTGCCTGGGTCAAGGAAGGTAAGAGCGGAAAGTTCTATTCGGTCCAGCTTTCCGAGAACAAGCAGCCTGCCAAGGTCGCGCCCAAGAACAACTTCTTGGACGACGACATCCCCTTCTGAGGCGAGCCCCCATGCACATCCAGTTGAGCCATATCGAGATGGCGTCTTCCGACCTCGTGGCAGAGGAAAGGTGGAAAGAGTCCTTTGGACGCAAGCCAAATCGCGGCCAGCCGGATGTGCCATCGCTGCCCCATCATAAGATGGGCTCCTACGCAGAGTTTGCTGTAGCCAAGGCGCTGAACCTGTACCCTGGCTTCACCGTCAACCACTTTGCCGGTCCTGACATCGAGCCAAATATCGAGGTCAGGTCGGCACCCAAGGGCAGGCTTATCCTCAACGATCAGGACAACTCCTTTCGCAAGTATGTCCTTGTCCTTGGGGTGGCTCCCAGCCTCGAACTGGTTGGCTGGATTTGGGGCTACGAAGGGCAGAAGAAAGAGTTCCTCCTCGACCTAAAGAACGGCAGACCGCCAGCCTACTTTGTGCCGAGAGAAGCACTAAGGCCGATGAGTACGTTCAATGAGAATTAAAGACACCAAGCATCTCTCGTGGGTCAGAACACAGGGTTGCTTGGTGTGCGGTAGGTGGTCACAAGCGCACCACTTGATGTTCGCAGAGCCATCAGCTATGGGTAAAAAGAGTGGTGATAATTGGGCTGTGCCTTTATGCTCAGATCACCACACCGAATTGCACGCTTTTGGGGATGAGAAAACGTGGTGGGATTTGAAGGGCTTAGACCCGATGAACTGGTGCAAACAACACGGGTCAAGGCAATCAACCCTCACTACGCAGGATTGATCCTCAGAGAGTTTGATGTTCTGCCCCGATCTGATGGGCAGGATTGGAAAGTCGGGGACGAAGTTGGTCTGCACGGAGCAGTCTGGACCGAACGCAATGACGCCAAGGTCTATGCAGTCATCACGGAGATAGTTGATGTTTGAAATTGAGAAGGGCGTCCCCGTGCCCCGTAACTACATGGGCCGCAAGTCGAAGAAGCGCGAGAGCATGGTCGCCACCATGAAGCACATGCAAGTGGGTGACAGCTTCCGCGTTGAATACAAGCTGGCCTCCATGCGTAACTTCATCCGCAACTGCGGCATCGAAGGTAACTTCCGCGCTGCCCAGGAAAGCGAAACTCACGTTCGCGTCTGGCGCGTGGGCTAAGGAGTGGGGGCGAAAGCCCCCCCTTCAATCACGGAGAGAACGAATGGGATACCTCAAGCTGAATCTACTGAGGGCAGGATGAAAGAACCCAAGCAGCCCTGGCTGAAGTTCGAGGCCATCAAGACCTCCATGCGGCAGGACGGCAAGGGCACCTATATGACCCTCACCATCCACCCGGATGAGGTGCCAGTCGATCTCTTGGCTGCCCGTCCCGGCACGCGATACATGATCGGGATGCTGCCCGTCGATGACCATGAACAGCCGGTTAAGGGCAGGGACATGGAGGAAGGCGAGCGCGCCGTTCAGTCGGCTGGGATGCTCTGCCGCAACATCAAGTTCCAGAAGTGGATGATGGAGAACGGCTATGCCTTCGGCACCTCCGAACAGGAATGCTCCGAAGGTCTCAAGGCATTCTGCGAAGTTGAGAGTAGGGCAGAATTAAAAGATGACCGGAAGGCTCGCGCCCGGTTCAACGAACTCAAGGAGAGGTTTGAAAATGAAAGCTTCTGAAATGCTGCTCCACGCAGCCGAACTCGTGGGTGGTCAGCGAGCGGAAGACTACGGCGACAAGACCGTCAACCATGTTCGTATTGCTGATCTCTGGAACTACTGGCTTGAACAGTCTCGCAAGGGTGGCGCTGACAAGCGCATCACCGCCTACGATGTGGCGATGATGATGATGCTGGTGAAGGTAGCCCGGCTGATGCACTCGCCGGGCCACCAAGACAGCCACGTTGATGTTGCTGGCTATGCTTCCATTCTGGAAGAGATCGCCAACAAGGACGCTAGTTCCTGACCATAGTGTTGTAGATGCGGTTGGCTTGGCCGACGTAGAAGTCGGCCTCCTGGCTAAGGGCACGGATCAGCACACGCTTCGTCTCTTCGTCCATGTTGGGGTCGCGTCGGATTTCATTTATCTCGCGAGTGATCTTCCGACGCTCCTTGACCATGTCCTCGATCAAAGGCGCAGCCGCTAGCTCTCTCGGGTAGTCACGCATTGCACGTTCAATGCGCTCAACCTGACCGTACTTTTCTGCCTCACTAAACTCGCGCTGAATCTGGGCGATCTTGTTGGTGTTCTCCATGAACGCCTCAAGGTCGTTCCTGCGCGTGACGTTCCCGTAGAGCTTGCGAACGAATGGGATATCTCTCATCTCCACATTCTCAAGGTCGCCAGTCAGCGCGTCTGGAACGGTGGAGAAGCCAAACTTAGCCACTCGCTCAGCAAACGCACCAGCCGCACCAGTCGCGTAGTTCGTCAGGTAGCCGATGGTGTTGGGCGAGATGTCCACCGCACCAGGGATAACGCTAGTCCCACCAGTGATCTGGTTCAGCCATTGAGACACGGTCACATAGGGTGGGAACGTGTTGCTCCAGAACCTCTGACTGTCAGGGGAAGGAGGACCAAACCCAGCCTGCTCCGGAGAGATCGGACGACCGGCAAAGTTCCGGTTGCTGTAGAGATCAACCAGCGGATCAAGGATCGTCGGAGCCACGAAGTTGAAGAAGCTCTGCGTTCCACCGATAGGGTTGAACGCATCAGCAAAGCCCATGACGATAGAGCCAGCCGTCTGCATGGGGTCGCCCTGACCGCGAGACACACGAGCAAGATTGCGGCCCATGTTGAAGAATGCGTTGAAGCCATAGGGCATGGGGAAGGCATAGTAGCCACGCTCGGTGAACCCGAACGGGTCCATCATGACGTAGTTCCGCTCAAGGACGTAGTCCGGAACCTTGTCATAAATCTTCTTCTCGTCGTCATCCATGCCAGAGATCATCGCGTTGATGACATCCTGCATGAAGCCAGCGACCACGATACCAGCGACGTACTTCCTGACGCGCTTCGACCGGGTGATGGCGTTCGCCATCGCCATGCTGCCCTGGATCGAAGCATTGTAGAACAGGTACATCGCGTTCATGAACACGCGATTCTCGCCGCCCTTATTGAAGTTGACGGTCAGGTTCTTCGCAACCTGGGCAGCCTTGGCATCAGACACGCCCATGTCGCGCAGTGCCTGGAAGGTCGAGAGACGGATGCCGTTCTCAGCAACCGAGTTGTAGTCCTCGATAAACTTTAGCATGGTCTTGAAGGGGCGCAGAACAAGCGGACCCTTGTTGCCTATGACCTCATCGTTGATCTGCTTGATCTTGCCTTCGAGATCACGCAGACCAAGGAACTCGGTGGTGCCACCAGCCTTACGGAAATCGTCGTAAGCCTTGGCCCATTTCGTGTCTGTTCTGCCATCGCGAATACCAGCACGAGCGCCAGCAAGAGCGGAAGGAACGTCGGAGATAATCTTCCGACCCAGGCCCTTCACATCAAACTGCTTGATGTTGATGTTCGCCGTCTGAAGGTCACGAGCAAAGTTGGAGATCACGAACTCAGGGTTCAGCGTCGTGTTGACCTGAGCGAGATACCTGTTGAGCTTGAGCATGGCGTCGAACAGGACGTTGCTGTTCTCCGGGCCAAGGCCCGTAGCGCCAGTCAAAGCCTTGGCGATGCGTGCGTCATAAATCTCGACAGCAACTTCGTTGCCGCCTTCCTTCACAACCATAACGTCGTCGCGGTTCCTGTAGGTGCCGCTCGATACAAGCTTCACCTTGCCATTCACGATGCGCGGCTCAACAGGAGCCACCTCAAGAATCTTGGCAAAGCGTCCAGCCTGCTGAGGGTTATCCCGGATCAGCTTCAGAAGAGCCTGCCCAACCTTATTCTTCTCAGCCCGGATAACAGACTCTTCGTTCTGAAGGATCACGTTACCCAGGATGTTGGCCGCACGGCTCCGACGACCCATAGCGGATCGGTCTTCCTTGCCCCTGATCTTGAAGCCCTGCCCAGTCCTTGCACGAAGGGACTCAACGCCCCTGTCGTCAAAGACATCCTCATCAGCAAAGCCCTTGAGCGGAACGTAGTGCTGGTATTGAGTTTTGCTGTTGAGCTTCGAGTAGTCGGGCGTCAGCCCATTGTCGGATCGCGTCGTGTTGGTGTCTGCGACGATGGCATCAACCAGCTTCGCCACCTTGTCGAGCTTGGCCTTCTGCGGAGCAAGGCGCTTCATGATGCCATCGGCCTCACTATCCGTGATGCCAGCGCCCTTGCTCGGGTCCTCGTTGATGCGTCGCATCGCGGCATTACGCTCGGGAGCATGACGAGCTTCAAGGTACTCGTTCAGGTCCGCTTCGCTAACACCCAGGGTACGCATGGCATCGAACACGGGCTTGTAGAGACGCTGAGCCCTGTCATCGATACCAGCGCCAGCGCGACCATGATACAGTTCCTCCGTCATGTAGATGTCGGAGGCATCGACCACAGTGCCGCCGCTCTTACGAACCTCATCAACCATGCGACCGAGTGGCAGCATCCGATCCTGCATCTTGATGATGAGGTCTTCGGCGGTCGTGTCCTTCACGCGCTTCCCAACGAAGGGAACCTTGCGAAGACCACGGTTAATCATGTCGGCGGTGTTGGTGTACTCGACATCAAACTGCTTGGCCCTGATGTCAGCAGGGCTGGCGTTCTGGATGCGGTTGCCCAGGGTCTCGGGGCCAATGTCACGCGCCGAAAGCTGAGGAATCCTAAGCTTCGCGCTGGCCTTCAGAAGTTCGAGATTGTTCTCTTCACCTCTCTCACGGGCCGCTCTCATACGGGCACCCGCAACCCTGAAGCCCTGCGCTTCGTTGATGTTGGGGTGATTGCGCCGCAGGATTTCCAGCACGCGCTCCGAGAGATTCTTCGTCTCAGTGTAGGTGAGTTTCACCCCTTCAGAATAAACCCCAAAACCGTCCGTCTTGTACTTGAAGGGGTTCTTCTGAATATTCAGACCCTGAACGACATTTACCTTCAGAACCCCATCATCAACCGAGAGGTCAATGTTCAGGTAGCCACCGGACTTGAGGTCGGCAACAAAAACGTAGTTTGCCTTAGCCCTTGTCCCGGATGCCTCAACCACCTCAAGGTCGGTGATAGTGTCACCAGCACGGGCAGAAAACTCGACGTTGCGTGCAGCAGACTGGAGAGCGGCGATCATGTCGCCCTGCTCATTTTCGCGGAACCCAACTCGCTCAAAGCTGGGGCGCTCTTCTAGCCTCGGGCTGGCAGAGGTCGCGCCGGTACGAACGCCAAGGCTGGCGACAGCCAACGCAGACGCATTGTGTGCTGTCGGGTCAGCAAAAGAAGCGATCAGTTCCCCGTCCTTGACGACGAAGCCAGCCTTGCCATCCTCTGTGAGGAAGAGACGACCACCCTGGATGTCTTGGTTACCACGATAGATGGAGCGGAACAGATCGCCGCCATTCGAGGTGACCTCAAAAAACTTTGGCGCAGACATCCGAATCCGCTCAAGGCGGTTCGCAAGCTTGGTGTCGGGGGTGAACTTGGCGTCCACCTTCATGCGGCGACCTGCAATCTCTTGCGTGCCGCCAGCGCCCTTTTTGTAAAGGTCGAGCAGATCAACACCCTCGTCTTCCAGGGTTTGAAATGCTCGATCCTGAAGGAAGCTCAGTCTTTCTTCTGTCTCAAAGACCAGTCTCGCAGCGCCGAACGGATCATAACCCGCTTCTGCGCGTACTGTGTCTCCAGCCAGTTCCCGTACTGCTCGTCTTCTCCCCCGGCCCAGGGCGCGAATGCGCTCGATGTCGGCTTCATCGAATCCTCGTCCCGTGGCGAGACGTTCTGCCTCGATGGCGTAGTCGGTGGGTTTGCTTTTTGCATCACGAACTCCTAGTGCAGACCAAAGGCGCTTCTCTGGATACCACCATATTGCCTGCCCGTCAGCAGTTTCAATGTTAACGCCGCGATCTGCTGCCAGCTTCAAAGCTTTTGCAAATGTGCGTCGGATGTACTCGCGCTCATTGCCGCCGCTGGGAGCCTGCTTGGGTTCATTAAAGCTTTCCCATAGCGCCTTGGCTGCGCGGTTCAGGTTGTTCTTGTCCTTAAACCCACCACGCAAGTAGGCGGCATAGATGTCCGTGGACAGATCGTACAGCGCCTGTTCATCGCGGAGCGCAGCGTCAACCCGTTCTGGCGTGGCAAAGCTGGGAAGAGCTTCGCTTCCGTCTGACAGGATTTGTCGAACGCGGTTCTGCTGCTTGGCGATGGTGGCAGGATCAGGGTCAATCAGCCTGCCAACGAGGCGACCCCAAGACCGCATGTACCACATATCCATAGTCAGCGGATCGAAGTTGCCATCAAGGTTCTGGTAGAAGCCCTGGCCCAGCTTCGGTCCCAGGGCTGCGGAACCATAGACCACGGCGTCTTTATTCTCGCCGCTGACCTCGTAGCCCATAGCCTCTAGTTCAGACACGGTGAACTTGGAGTTCAGGAACTTACGAGTGTCCTCGTAACCAAGGACATCCAGCATGTCGTTGAAGGCCGTCACCCCCATCTTCATCTGACCGATACGGGAACCGCCAAAGGTAAAGTCGGTCGGAACGCGACGGTCATTGATGTCGGGTGCGCTTGCCTTCCATCCTTCGTACAAGACAAGGCTGTGGTTCAGGTTGTCGGGGACGGCCTGCCCATTGCTGCTGAGAGCCAGACCCACGAGGTAAGCCATGCGGCTGTCAGGATCGGTGGCGATCTCTGGGTGGATGAGGCTCATGATCGAGAGACAGTCGGTCAGCTTGTCGCTGTACCAGCCAGAGCCAACTTCTTTCTCGTTCTTCTCTTCGCTCTGCTTGCGGTTGTACTCAGCCACTAGCTCTTCCGCCATGAGACGGGCGAGGATGTCTTGGTTTTCCTCGGTCATGGCAGAGAGATCAGTCTTGCCATAGACGCGCTGAATGATCTCTCGGTTGCGAGCCTGGAGGTATTTGGCCGCTTCGGTGATGTTGCGCCTCACCCCAGACCCTTCGTCCCCTGCGTGGATGAAGGGAATGGAAGTCAGAGCAAGCTCGTCCTGGCTGACAAAGCTCGGGGAATACCCGGCTCTACGGGCAGAAAGTTCTGTTCTGCCCCTACCAACATCAACATCGGTAGGCGTGGCAAGGCCAGCAAACCGCTGGGCATCGCCACGACCAACGCGCCCAAGCAAGCTCTCTGCTGTCTGGAATCCATCGCCACGCAGGGCGTTGCCCATACGGGTGAAGAACTGGCGGAGGAAGTTCGTGAAGCGAGCAAAGGCAGGCGTCAGCCCCGTCATGGGCGCGCCGCGATTGGCAGCGTCAACAAGAGAACCAAAGGCGTAAGCCTGTGCTTCCCTGGCAGTCAGGGGATTGGGAAGGGTTTCAGTCAGGGTTTGCCAGTAGGTCTTGTTGGAGCCAGGGACACGCGCCTGCTCCAGCTTCCTGCGGATCGTCGGATCAACGTCAGTGATCATCATGTCATCACGGAACGTCTTGTCCATGAGACTGGCGAACTTCTTGTCGTACTTCCCGTAGTAGTCCTGAAGCACATGGAAGGCTTCGTGCGCTGCGGTCTCACGCAGGAACGGAAGCTGGTTCCGCGCAAGAGACAGGCGGATGATGCCTTCTACTGCCTCACGCTGAACGATGCCGAAGGCTTGGTCGGCAGTCGCACCTTCGCGCATAAGCTGCTGGAACCGGGCGCTGTTGATCTCGCCGGTCGGACGAAGACGCTCACCTTGAGCCTCCTTCGCCTTTACGTTGCCGCTGGCCTTGGCTGCCTTCTTGTCATCAACCAGCAGACGATCAACGAACTCGATCTCGTGATTGGCTCCGGAAGGCAGAAGACCAGCGATCTTCTCTGCGGCCATGAAGGCCCCATAGACTTGCTCGGCGTCGAACCTTCCGTCGTTGATGGCACGGACAACGGCCTCTCGGACCCTTTTGCCGCCACGCTTCTCGATCTTATTCAAACGGTCGTTGACGATCTCTGTGGCGCGCTTGACCGCAGCATCATCCTGCTCGGCAGGAGCCTGCTCAGTCGAAGCAGTCTCAGCCTCAGCGGCGCGACCAGACAGTTCACGCATACGGGGGTCAGTGAAACCAGACGGCCCGGCACGCAGCGGCGCAGCAGGGGCAGGGGCAGGCGGCAGGGGACGACCTTCGGCGTCTGTATTCACACCCTTCGGAGCAACGGCACGATAGACATCCTGGCTCTGAGCGCCAGTGCCAAACGTAACCTTGGGCGGCATACGCTCGCCAGGAACACCAGATGGCTCACCAGTAGTTTCGGTCTGCTCTACGGTATCGCGCTGAAGAACAAATCCACGACCGGCAGGAATCTCGCCGCTGGTGTTTGCGTTGTAGTAGGTATCGAAGATTTCTTTAGCCTGCCTCAGAGGAACGGTTTCCCCTACGCGCTCAGACAGGTACTGCTGAAACGCAGGCATCGAGATGGGCTGACTGCTACCGTAGTTACGGACATGCCCTTCGATGAAGTTCTCCACCAAGGGGAAGAACGCACCAACCGGCTGGGGCGTCGGTCGTGTCGCGCGTGCAGCCGCAGCCGTTCGCTCGGTCGGCGTCCCCTGCGGAGCAAACTGCGTAGCCCTGGCCGTGCGGAGCAACCCTTCGTCCGCAGCGACAGTCGGGGCAGGAGCAGCGGCACGGGCTATCTCTTCGGCGCGGCGTCGGAGGAACTCAGCCTGTGTGATGCCGTCTTCCGTCGTCTCGCCGCGACCTTGCTCAAACTGGAAAGCCTGGGCACGAGAGCCAGCCTGCCCGTAGATCACCTCATCAGACGGGACGCTAGCAGACTGAGGAACACGCTGTACCTCTGACTCCGGTTCGGGACCACGACCCTCACTCGGGAGGCGAACGCGAAGGTTCTCACCAGACTGGCGACGTTCTGCCTGTCGCTGCGCGCTAGCGAGCATCCTGTTCTGAGCATTTGGTGCTGCATTCAGGAACTGCTCAGCCGTGATAGGCGTATTCTCTGTGACGAAGCGAACCCGGTCATCAATAGCTGGATCGCTCGGAGCCCCAGGCGTGCGACCGATAGAGGCTAGGTAAGCATCAAGCGCGCCACGAAGATCGGCATCTTCGCCGCGAAGCCTAGGGTCTGGGGCGCTACCAGAGACAAGCCCTGCGGCGCCGCCAAGACCAGCGCCGATAATCGCACCCCTGGCAGCAGCACCACCAACGCCTTCGGCTAGATCACGTTCGATGTCTGCCCGGCTCGCGCCAACGTTCTGGGCGAAGCGACCACCACCTTCTTCGATGCCTTCCTGACCACCCTCTAGGCTGGCCCCAAGGACGATACGAGAGATAGCTCGGCGCTTGATCTGGTCGCCAAGGACAAAGCGTTCCGCACCAAACAGGGCGGCAGTGCCTGCGGATATAGGGGCAGCAATAGCCGCAGCCTCACGAGCCGCACGAACACCAAGACTGTGACGCGCCTCTTCATCCGTCATGCTCTGACGGAGAGACTGATAGTTGGGGCTGCGCTCGATAAGCTCGGGCGCAAGGTTAATTACATCCTGATAGGTGGCATCCGCCACATCACCAGTCTGAAGGGCAGTGCCCGTGGCAACAGCCGTACCCACGGCAGCAGTACGACCGGCAGCAGCGGCAGCCTCAGCGCCACCACGACGAGCAGCATACTGCCCAGCAGCACCAGCCAATCGGCCAACGCCAAGAGACGCGGCAAGCTGCGGCACCTGTTCGACAAAGAAGCTGCCAAAAAGGCGTGGGTCGGTTACGATCCCACGGAAAGCAGCGCCAGCCTCAGCGGCCATGCCGCGCTCACCGGCTTCCTGAATGTCGCGCTCAAGCTTCTCACGAGACGCCAGCAGTTCGGGCGACATAAGGCTTTCGCCGTAACGCTGAAGGCGACGACCCAGGCGCATGATGCCTGTGTCATAATCGCCAGTAACTAGACCAGTGCCGCCGCCAATGGCCGTGCCGATACCGCCGAGACCAGAGATACCAGACCCAGCGATGTCGCCAAGCAAGCCTAGGTTCGAGCCACGAGGCTGTTCTGCTGGGGCAGAAGGCTGCTGAGCAGGAGGACTTGCCTGCTGGCTTTCCGCCGCCATGCGAGCAGCAATGGCTTGGGCTTGATCTCGTGGATAGTCGCTAGGGAACTCTACATTACGCCCGTCAGGGAGTTGGATGTAGTACGCCATCAACTATCTCCCAGATTATCGCAGCGGCGCTTGAACGACAGCCCCGGACCCAACTGGACGATCTGACATTGGAAGTCCCCCAGCGCCAGAACCCAGTCTGAGGAATCTTTGTTCGATTGCTTGCTCTGCGGTGCCAATGCGCTCCAACAGAGCAGCAAGCTCTTGATCTTGCGCTTGTGTCCGGTTCGGCCTTCTCTCAAGGTCAGCGCGCTGAATCCTCATCATCTGAATACTACGGTCAGAGTTAATCGCGTCCTGAATAGACCTAGCCATAGCTCCTGCACCACGAATCTCAGCAGGAGCAGTCGCACGAGCAGGGTCATACCGCTCGTTGAGGCGATAGAGGATCGCAAGGTCTTCCTGATTGCCCGGCCTTGGATCGCGACCCATCGCGGCACGGAACAGACGAGCGGCTTCAGGTGGCCTGTCGGCAGCAGCCACGGTCGCGGCGTTGCGCGCCGTCGCGCCAGCCTCACGCAAGCCCGTACGAGTGTCTTCGCGATCCTGACGAAGCCGCTCGATGATCATCTGCTGCCTCGTGGCGAACTCCTGCTGAGACAGACGGCCACGGTAGTAGTCGTTCTGGTTCTGGGCGAGCGCACCCTGAAGTTCGTCACGGAGGTCCTGACGCTGATCCTGACGAATCTGACCAAGTTGCTGGCTATAAGCCTGGACAGCAGGCGCTGCCCCTTCACCAATCGCACCGGCAAGGCTTGGGTTACGGGAGCTTGCAATGCGAAGACCGGCTTCGATCAGGGCCATGTTCATGGCCTCATTCCTGCGTGCGGCAGGATCAACGCGCCCTTCCTGCATGCGAGCAAAGAGCGGCGACAGACGGTCGGCAAACTGCACGCTAGACTGAGACGGCTCAGCGCCTTCAGTAGAGCCCGGCCTCAGAGCGTTGATGCCCTGGGCTTGTGCGGCAGGAGCCGGGGCAGGCTGAGCCGCAGCAGGACGGGCAGGGCGAGCCGCAGGAGGCTGAGCCGCAGGAACTTCAGGTCCAATCGGAGAATCATACCTACGAGGCTGGGCTCCGCTTGCAGCAAGCTCGAAGTCGGCGTCCGGACGCTGAGGCAATCCGGACAACAGCGCGTCTAGTTCACGCGCTCTATTGGCCGGAGCAGGCTGGGCCGCGCCAGTGGATGGAGCGGCAGCCTGTATATTCATTTGATCCGGAGAGCGGTTAGCAAAGGCGCTCTCTGGGTCCTCAATAAACCGGCGAGGTTCATTCGGGCGGCTCAAGTTACGGCGACGAAAATCCTCAGCAGCAAGCTCGTCAAGAGTGTACTGCGGACGCCCAACCGAACGGGCACCCGGCAGATTTGGCATGCGCTCTGAAAACGCGCCAAAATCAAACTGCCGACGCAGTTCGCGCAACTCTTCAGAAGACATCTCAGAGAGTGGACGACGAGGCAATTCGCCACCAGCCTGCATGCGGACAACGCCACCTTCAGCATAGCGACGTAGAGAGGCCAGCCCACCGGCAGCCATCTCTTCTGCCCCATCCTGAGCTTCGGGCTCATCATGAGCGACAATGTCGCGGATGCCGCCGTCGTCCTGGGCGATCAGGTCGTCAGCCACAGTGCGATTGGACTGGCTTTCCGGAGCCTGCTTCGAGCGCATGTCCTTGCGGCGGCGGATTTCAGACAGCACCAGATACGACGGAGCCGTGCTGTCCGGAGCCTGCATCAGCGCCATAAGCTGCTGGTCGGAGGCGTTCTTTAGGGCGTCCTGAACTTTGAGCAGATTCATTTAGACCCCCTAGCTACGCATCAGACCAAGGCCAGCGATCCCAAGACCGCCGAACTGAGCCAGCGGATTGGGATTGGCGTAGGTACTCTGAACCGTCGAAGGCTGCACAGGAACGCCACGCAGGATATTCGACATGAAGTTAATGTTCTGCCGCTCGAAGTCGCGCTGGTTCAGGAAGTCCTGATACGCAAGGTCAAGCTCGCGCTGCGTTTGTTGCTGCTGCAAGCCGCCCTGACGCTCAAGAGCCTGAGCCTGCTGGAGTGTCAGACCCTGCCTCTGAGACCCAACCTGACCAAGCGTCTGAGCCTGCTGAAGGGCGGCAGCCTGCTGGCCCATACCAAGGCGAGCCAGGGATTCCGCACCCTGATATCCAAGGCCCTGCTCTGTGGAAGCAAACTGCCCAAGAAGACCAGCCTGCCGCAGCGCCGCATCACGCTCCGCAGAGCCAAGCTGCGCCATAGCCTGCCCACCCTGCAAGCCAGCGGCCTGCTGGGACGCTGTAAGCTGACCCATAGCCTGCGCGCCCTGAAGCCCAAGGCCAGCACCAGCAAGACCATACTGGGCGGCAGCAAGACGCTGCGCTTCGGTCGTGCCCTGAGCCGACATGGATGCAGCACGGTCACGCTCGAACTGAGCCTGCGCGCTTTCAAAGGCACGCTGACGACCAGTCGCTTCAATATCAGACAGGCGCTCGCCTAGGCCGCGCTGGGCAACGCCTTCCTGAATAGCAGAACGATATCCGCCAAACGCCCCGGCTCGGATCGCAGCCGTGTCACGAGCGGCCCGACCCTCACTAAAGTCCCGAACCGCCGCAGCCTTCTGACGAGCCGTGACTTCTTCCATGTACGGCGACATATACTGCTGGGCTTGGTCACGCCCGAACGCCTGCTGCTGTATGGCGTTTGCCGTATAGTCTCCTGCCCCTAGACCACGGATGGCGGATATCCCAGCAAGAGCCCGGTTCTGCTCGGTCTCCATGCCGCCACGGCCAAGGGCACCCATCGTGAGACCACGGGCAGCACCAATGTCTCCAGCGCCAGCGCCAGTGGCCCCGAACGCTACATCACGGGCACCCTGCATCTGCTGCGCGCCACCAAGCAGGCTGCCCATCGTGACGGCACGAGACGCATTGATGTCCGGACGGCCAGCCTGAACCGAACCAGCGGCAGCACCGCCAGCGAGATCAAGCTCGGGCGTTCCGCGAGCAGCAACGCCGCGTGTGATGTCAAAGCCCTGCTGAGTGTCAGGGGTGAAGCCAGCAAGTCGCTGACCGCCATAGGGAACATAAGGTTGATTGCTCTCAACCTCGGCCCTGCCCATCATCTTCTCGAAGTATGGACGAGCGTACTCGGGTAGATTGGACTGGTTGACCGTCGAAGAGGAAGGACCTGGGTTTCCGCCCGGCATGTCAGATGTCCTTTTCTACAAAAACACCGCTAACGCGATACCCATTGGTCGAGCCGATTTTCGCCCAACCTAACCTACCTCCGGCCTCAACTCCATCACAATTCATGGCGCTCTTGGCGTAGTCTTCAATTGCTTGGAGTAACGGTGACTCCCACCCACCAGACATAGTGTGTGGCTTTGACCCAACCAATTCATACCGAGCAAAACGACGCCTTGGATAATCAACAATCCTAACGCACACAGCGGCAGCGATACCATCATCGTCGGCAGCTATCCAAAGACTGGTGTCCCCGGAATCAAGATCAGAGAGAACGTCGTCGGCATTAAACCTTCCATTGGCTCTTTCTATTGCAGGAGACAATAGAAGGACAACAGATTGCCACACCTCATGTATGTATTTTGACGGGACAACTGTCACTATCACAGGGAGATTTTTCCACCGATAGACTTGGGCTGGGCCTTCTTGCCCGTCCTTTCCTGACGGACCTTATCCATCAACCCATGAAGGCGTCGAACGCCATGTTCGGTTGATCCGTCACCAAGTCCAGAAACTACATCAGATGGAATCACAAACTCACCATCTGCAAGACGCACCTTTTGACGACCCTCAATTGTACCTGGGATAAGATCATCCATGCCACTGCCAGCACCACGGACACGGCCACCTGTCAGACGGTCACGCAGTAGGGCCAGGGCATCATCGCCAAAGCTCTCACGGAACCGCTCAAGCGCCTCACGAGGACGGGGATGTTCGCCCAGCAGCGCAGCCTTCGCCTCGTTCATAAGGTTGGCAGTGTAGCCTTCCTCAGATCGCATGGAGGCAAGGCCACCCTTGGCGAAGTAGGTGTACTCAGGTCCAGCCCCGGCGCGATACCCAGCAGGCGGCGCGTTCCATCGACGGGGATTCTCGGGCATACGATGAGGATATCGGTCAGGATCATAGGGCTCCTGGCCTGGAATGGCAGGCTGACCACCCATCATGCCGCCAGCCTGAGAAAGCAGACCGCCGCCAGCAATCAGGGCCGAGAACCTGTTATTGGAAATGTTTTCGCCAAGCTTTGACGCTGCTGCCCCAGGATCACTCGCGATGTTGGACAGTCGAGTGCCGAAGTCAGATACGCGCGAAGTCATAGTATCTGTAAGGCTTGGGGCAGTCGTGAGCGGAGTATTGGTAGAGCCAAAAGCGGCCCCTGGATTTGCCGCTGCAATTGCCTCGGCAGCCTGCAAGCTACCAGCAGCATCAATTGCATTTTGCGTCATGGCCCCCACAGCAGGCGGCGAACCGACAACTTGCCCCATAAAACCCGGATCGGAGACGGGCGAAGAAATCCCACCCACACCTTGAGCCGCAGTGTTGGCAGCGCCCTGGGCGGCGGTAGTGCCAGCAGCTTCACCCACACCAGACAGAAGCTGACCGCCAGCGTATGAGGTAACACCGCTGATAAGGCCCTGGGTCAAAGCCTGTTGGGCAGAGCCGCCCTGAGCAGCGGTGACACCAGCACTCGTCGCGCCAGCAGCCAGCGCCGCAGGAAGAGCAGCGCCACCAGTTAGAACGCTGGCACCGATGCCTGCTGCGATGGGCAGAAGGCTGGCAAAGTTAAAGGCTTCCGGCAGGCCCGTGTCTGGATTGCGCGTGAAGTCCCGGCCCGTCAGGGCACGGATACCCTCAAGCTCCTTGCGGCTGACATGCACCAGCATGTTGTCGCCGTTCCGTCCGTAGCTGGCTAGAGTCCGGGCAGCATCACGCATGACCATATCCTCAGATTGACGTAGCCGTGGCTATCACAGACGGGATGGCAGGACAAAAGGCAGTCGCCGGTTCTGCTATCAGCCTAACATCCGTGTCGGATACTGCCCACATAATCTGAACGTAATCTCCACCCAGGACGCTGACAACAAAGTTCCAGGCAGGGATAAGCTCACTCTGCTGGCCTTGGATGGAAACCTTGCTGGCGGAGTTTGGAACATCAGTCCCATTCTTCCTTAGCCAAATAAAGATAAGATGGTTTGAGCCAGAGGTTTGATCTATCTGAGCGGAGAACTGCACATTGTATGTGCCGCGATTCTTAAAGGTTATACGGCTGCCACTAATAATGGAAATCTGGTTTGACTCAGCGGTAGTGTTTAGAGTCATGGCGTAAGCTGTGTTGGCAGCAGCCGCAGTCTGGGTCGTCGTGTCAAAGAAAGACCCATAGAACCCACTCGCCTCAGCGTAGTTGGGAAACCCCAAGAACGTGCGATCAAGGTTCTGGTCAATCGCTCGCGTAAGCTGATTGCCCCATTCGTAGTTATACTCAATCGTAGGAGTGGGCAGGCGAGTACGGCCAATCATCGACGGCCATCCGACCGAATATCAACACGCGGCACACCAAGACGCCAAGCCACACCAAGCTGATCGCTTCTTACTCGCAGCGTCAGCATACGACCACGCAGACGGAAGAAGGTCTGGTCCGTGAACTGCTGGATGGGGAGCGTCGCGGTTCGGGTCGTGTTGTTGTTGGCTGTTTGGCTGAAGTTGGAACCAGAGAAGTCCTGCGCCTCAAGCACGAAATCCACCGTTGGGCTTAGGGCAGAACTGTTCCTGAAGTCCAAGTCAGGAATCATGCGCCACGCAAAGCCAAACTGCTCACCCTGCCCAATCTCAATGGGAGAGCTTTCAATGTAGGCCACGACAGGAGAAGGAGGATTGGTCGAGCCATCATCCTGCCCGATCTCGTGGAAGTAGACATAGCCATCGACAGACGCCGCACGAGGAAAGTCCTCAATACTCCGGTCAATCCAGGCTGTGCGAACGATTGTGCCTACAGTCCAAACTCGCTCGTTGTAGTTATAGACAACGTAGCGGTTGTTCTCGTTTGAGTTGGCAGA